GCTTAGTCCTTCTAAAATAAACACTTACATGAAGTGTCCCCGCGAATTTTACTACAAGTACATAGCTAAGATTCCTGAGAAGAAAACTATACATCTATTCAGAGGAACATTGGTACACCAAGTTCTTGAAGACCTTTTTAAGCAGAAGTTTAAATCCTTATCAATATGGGAAAAGGGAGCCCCAGCACAGTGGGTACAAGAAGAGTTCGAGAAAGGTTGGGAAGAAAAGATAGCTAAACATAAATGGTTATGGGAAGTACATACCAAAGAAGAGATGGATAATATGTATCTCGAGACAGAAGATATACTCCAGAATTTTGTAAAGAGTGTTAATAAAAAATTAACCGAAATGGTTAAGTGGAAAATATATAGAACTAAACAACAAGCATGGAACTCAGTAGCTCCTAAGTACGCTGAGAAGTGGGTTAAGTCTAAAGACTACGCAGTAATAGGCATAGTTGATGCAGTCTGTAATGATTTCGATGGTGGTACAACTTTGTTGGACTACAAGACGAGTAAGCGCTATGGTGCATACCTCCCTGAAGATTATTATCGCCAGCTGATTATATACGCTTTCCTTTACACTTTAGAGATGGGTGAGATGCCTAAGTTTGTAGGAGTTAATTATCTACGCTTTGATGATACTTTCTTTGTTAAGGTTAATCAACAAGTGCTCGATGAAGCAAAAGACTTAATCAAAATGGTACATGATTGTCTGAAAGAGCGTGAGGAATATGAAGACCGTTATGAACAGAAACCACAGAACTTGTGTAAATGGTGTTCGTTCTATAAAGGTAACGGGGGGCCTTGTGATGTACAAATCCCTAAATGGAAACCTAAATTTAAGAAAAGTAAAGAGACTTATGCAGACATTGACTCAAAAGCGAAAGGATTAATAGAGCTTGATGCACAGAGTCAATTTCCTGAGTTTGATTAAGGGCAATCTTTATATATGCGCGTTGTGTAAAACTATACATGGCGCGCGATGATTATGGAGCTATTTCCGTAATCTCTGATGAAGAAAAAGAGATATTAGGGATTGGTGGTTCTAAAAAACCCTCTGACGAGGATGAAGAAAAGCTCTTTGAGACTATTGGCAAGGCTGCTGATAAAATCGGAGAAACTCAAGTAGGTAAAAAAATAGGAACTATAATCACTGTTGTATTACTAGCGCTTCTGAGTGGGGGGGCCAACATGTCTATTATTCACGATTACTTTAATGGTGAAGAAGATATTGGTCCCATCGGGGGCTGCCTAGAATCAAACGCCACTAATTATAATCCACAAGCAACATTCGATGATGGAAGTTGTAACTTTGTTGTGATAGTGTATGGTTGTACAGACCCTGAAGCGGCGAACTATGACCCACAAGCTACTCACGATAATGGGAGATGTAACATTTTAAATCAAGGTGGGAACAACACAAACACCAACGAAACTGTATATGGCTGTATGGATATAGACGCTAACAACTATAATGATAAAGCAGAAGAAGACGATGGTTCCTGTGATTATGAGAATGAAGAAAACCATTGTAATCACACTGATATGTATGCTTGGGATGGTTTATCTCACGGCAATGTATCAAGACCTTCCACCAACAGTATAAATTTCTATATGGACTTTGATACTAATTGTGATGATGTTGACGAACCTTTACCTATACTTGTTTATTATGATTTAGTACATGTCATGATTGAGGAAGATGAGAATGGTAATAAATCCTTGTCTTATGATAATTATGTCTATACTCAAGTATTCCTTAATATTTCAGGATGGTTCGAAGACGAACATTGGTTTGAATACGAGGAATTATTTGAGAGTGATTTAGAAGAACAATTTAATGATATTTATGAAGGTTACTGGTTTTATTATACATCTTATTACGCAGATTATAATGGAGATGGTGACTATTATGGAGAAAATGAATATGTTGGTTATTCCACTAATTGGGGTGACGGAGATATAGAAGAAATGGGATGGAGGATAGAAGTATAATGTGTTGCATAGACTGTGGTTGTTGTGATAAATGTACATGTCCCTGTTGTAAGGAGGAAGAATGAAAGCAGATAAGATGCTCATTCTTACAAACATGTTAGCCAAAATTATGTCTGACATGGATGACTTAAAACAAATGATTATAGATATGAAAATGAAAGAAGTGATAGAATCTGATGGATTCATGGAGGAAGAATGAATGGAGTTGATAGACATTTTAACAATGTTTGGAATAGCAATGGCAGGAGTAGCTCTTGTAATTGCATTAATGGTATTTGTGAATTTTGCGCGTCATGCATTAAGAAAAGTACCACCCGTTACAATTCCACAACGGAAATCACTAAAGAAGGAGAAACCAACAATGAGTAAAGAAAAGGGCGAAGGAGTCACATTTAATGACATTTTCATGTTTATGATTGCTGTACCTTTAATACTACTCTGGGTTGGGTTTGCAGGGTTCGTTATACATAGCGGACTTAGTAAACCAGAAGTTCTTGAGAACATTGAAGCTTATACAACTTTGATAGCTATATTAGGTGGGCCAGCCCTTCTAATTATCAAAGATGCTTTAGATGTATGGAAACAAGAACAAGCTGAGAAGACAGCATTCTATAAGGTAAAAGCACAAGCTGTTATTGATTATAATGATGCAACTCAGAAACAACACCAGATGATTGAATCAAAGGCACAAGAACAAGAACATAAAATGGAAAGTAAGAAATAATAATAAGGAGAGATATATATGGCAAAAGCAAAAGCAACCTCAAAGGCACAATGTCCTGATAAAGAAGGATTAAGATGTGCTGGATGCAGAGGCGGAAATCCCTGTTTGGCAGGGGAATAAGGAGGACTAAAAATGGTCGATTATAAAAACAAGCAAGTAAAATCTTCAGCAGGTGGATTATTCAAAGGAGAACATCACGATACAAACAATCCTGATTGTAAAATAACCTTTGAAAAACCTAGCTACGAAGAGATTAATGATATGGCAAGAGCCAAAGGAAGAGGATACCCAATAACTTCCAAATACGATGTAGAGTCTCCCGGCAACGAGAAACAACAAATGTTCACTGCCGGAGATGGTAGCGGTAGATTAATTTCAGGAGAAGAATCTGCACCTACACCTAATGTCGCATGGACAAAAAAAGTTAGAATGCTTGGTCAAGAAGAAGCTTTACAAGAACCTTAGAAGTAAGCTTTATATAGTATAACATTCTAACATGTATAGGCTCTCGCTGTAGAGCCATGGCTTCACAGGATACTTATCGCAAGTGCTTTTGTGAGAGCCCCAAACATGGAGAAAACTATGTCAAATAACACAACAAACGAAACAAATGATAACTCAACTGTCCTAGAGACAAACGAGACCGCAGACGATGGTAACATCTCTGCAATTATCGAGAGTGTAGAAGAATCAGGGCTTTTAGATAGCCTAATGGATGACCCAGTGCTTATGCTATTAGCAGCTCTAGTAATTGGTTTAGGTGCTTACGCAGCTTATACCGTACCAGCAGTCAAAGCATTAGTCTTTAAGTATTTAAAGAACAATGAAGCAGAAGTAATGTCTTTATTAGACAAGAATCTAACTAAAGTTCAGATGAAAGCATTCGAGAAGCTGGATGAAGCAGCTCAGAAGCACGTAAAGGACTCTTTGGTTCGAAATGTATTGGTCACCGCATGGGATGAGAAAGATGACGAATTAGCCGCTTTGGTTAAATCTAAGGTCAAATCATCACTTGACGAAGGCAAATCACTTTGAACGAGGTTGAATACGAGCAGCGGTTACGCCAGCGGGTAGGAGAAGGAGAATATGAACGTCATAAAGAACTTGTACGCTTGCTGGCTCGCAATCTGTCTCTTGAAGACATTTTGTGGGAAGAAATTACTTTACATATTCGGGATGTTAACTTACGAACAGAGCTCTTGCGACAAAGAAATTCAATTGTTCGTGACATACATACTGAATTCAGAGCATTAAATATAGAGATACCTTCTGTTGTAGAACAAAAAACAGCAGGGTTTGCTTCTTTTTTGGAGGACTTAACAGATGACAACAGCAGTGAAAAACGAGACAAAGAATCTAAAAGCAACCCTGACCGGTAAAGGTGCTATAGATTCAATTGAAATAGAAAATATATTCGAAAAGACTAGACATAGCGAGAAAAAAATGCTTAAATTAGTAAGAGCATTCTGTTCAACCTACCTTATTGATAATAAACAAAGACCATTAATACTTAGACCCCTTCAAGAAAAGATAATAGTTAAAGCATTGACTCATAGTGAGAATGGTAAACAACGTAAATTAGCTATTTTAGCACCAAGAGGTAGTGGAAAATCTTACGCTTTAGCAGTAGCTGTCACAATTTATATGTATTTTAAGAGATTTAGAGATTTAATTTTCATTTTAGCTCCTTCTGAAGACCAAGCCGCCTTAATTTTCAATTATGTATATAGGAATTTCAAAGATAATCGTTTTTTAGATAGTTTAGTAGATAATTATAAATTTCACAATAAGCCCCATATACGCCTGAAGGGGGGCACAATGATGCGTAGAGCTCCATTAGCGCCTACTAATCAAGGACAAGCTATACGTGGACAACATCCTACATTCTGTATAGTTGATGAGTCCCCACTCATCGACGATAATTTATTCGTTGATAATGTAGAACCAGCGATACTTTCAAATAAGGCCCCTTTCATAAATCTAGGTACACCAAAATCAAAAGAGAATCATATGTATAGATATTTATATGATGATGCTTATTCAGATAACTGGACACGCTTAGTATATACATGGAGAGATGCTATTAAGGCAGGGGACGCATATACAGCTCCCTATACTGAAGAAGAAATGTTAGAAAAAATGATAGAGTGGGGTGAAGACTCTATCTATTGGAGAACTGAATATGAATGTGAGTTTGTAGAGAGTGTATCGAATGTTTTTACACCTGAAAAGATAAAAGGATGTTTTGATGATTATGAGTTTACAACCAGAGAGGAACTTGTCACGCGAGGAGATTTTGGTTCTCCGATTACTATCGGTGTTGATGTTGGTAAATCAGTTAACTCTACTGTTATTACAGGATGGAGAAGGGAACAGTGTGATGAAGGAAATCTCGCACGCCTTATATATGTGGAAGAAATTAATCCTAGAACAGGTGGACATGATATTCCCTACCAACGTGAACGTATTATGGATGTCGCCATTAATCTTGGGGCTGATAGGCTTATTGTGGATTGTACAGGTATTGGTGGAGCGATTGAACAAGATTTAAGAATGGCTTGTATAAATAGTAACCCCCAGATTTACTTTATACCTTTCGTTTTTACGGGAGGACCTAGAGGCACAAAGACACAAGTATATAGAGATTATGTTTCTTATATTCAACAAAAGCTCGTAAAGATACCTACACCCTCTAACCTACCACCACACCAACAACGCTTAATGAATAAATTCTTTAGAGAACATTTAGATTTAGAATATACTATGGATACTGCTAATAAAACTGAAAAGATAGCAGCACCATCTAATAAACATGATGATTATTGTGATAGTTCAGTTATGGCTATTCACGCCACACTTTCTATGTTACCGGGCACTGCTTCTGTAGCAGGCTCTCCTAGTAAAAGGAGTCGCGGTAACTTAGGAGGAAGTGTAGGAAGTTACAGCAATGCCTCATTATTTACTACAAAACAGCGTAAAGTAAGGCTTAATAAAAGGTATAGACTATGAAGAAAGCTTTATATACTATTACCGGATATATATTCAGTGAATAAGCCATGTCGTTACTAGACAGAGTTCGAAGAGTGTTTGCTACAAGAGGTAGCAACCCTCCATTTAAGGAGGACGACCCCCTAAGTTTTGGTGCAGGTGTAATCAAGAGATTAAAACTACAAAATAACTTTGCAGGGTATAATGTAAAGAAGTATGAACCCCACCTTGGAAAGCCTCAAACATACATGAATGTATATTTAGCTGACCCAATCGTGAGAACGTTGATTGACTTACCTTGTCTCTACGCCGTAAAAGATAATTTTGACATCGTTACTGACGATGATGAGTTAAGAGAAAGGGTAGAAAAGATGTTCAAAGAAATAAATATAGAAGATACTCTATATGGATGGTTAAGAAACGCCCGTATATTTGGTACATCTTATTTAGAATGGACAGGGGACAATTTAGTTCTACGCTCTTCACAGAACATGTATGTGAATAGGAACGAACATGGACAAATAGAATATTACTACCAAGATATAGGAGATGATAATGAAAACGTTAGATTTGAAGAAGATGAAATTGTCGAACTTAAGAACAACTGTTTCGATGACTACGCTTATGGTCTTTCTGACATCCATCCCATTTTGTATTTGGTTGACCTCAAAGATTATGCAGAACGAGATATCGGAGCTGCACTCAACAAATACGCTTCTTCTCGCTTT